TAATACTACTTGATATATTAGTGCTAATTGACACCAAACACAAACGAAAGCCTGCGAGAGTGCAAGTGCAGGTGGAAAATTAAACAAAAAATAAAACGTTAATGGAACCAGTAACAACAGCCGCAGCAATAACAGCCGGCGTCAGTGCGCTATCTGGCGGAGCCAGTGCATACGCCACAGGAAAACAAAACAAAAAATCACGTGCATTCTCCAGAGAGATGTACGAAAAAACAAAAGCAGATAATATCAAATTCTGGGATATGCAAAACCAATACAATAGCCCAGAAGCACAAATGCAAAGATTAAAATCAGCAGGACTTAACCCAAATATGGTATACGATAAAGGCGGAGCAATTCAAGCCGCCGGAAATATATCTTCACCAGATGTCCAAGGAGGACAATTTAGAACACCAGACTTTGCAGGAATAACAAACCCAATACAGGGCTATTTTGATACGAAAATCAAACAAGCCCAATATGATAACCTATTAGCAGCAAATACAACAATGCAACAAGAAGCGGTATTAAAAGCCGCTCAGGCACTAGGAGAGACATCAAGAACAAAAGGTCAAAATATTGCTAATATGTTAGCAGCAACTAACTTTAATTATTCAGTAGAGGGAGCAAGACTTGCTAACGAAGCGTCCAGAGCAAATATTAATTATACCTTGGATAGTAATACAAGGGCACAAGTAATGCAAGGAAAATCCCTAGAACTAATTGCTCAAGACATTTTATTAAGAAAGGAACAAACTGCAAACTCTGCAGCAGAAAGAGCAAATATTAATCAACAACTTCAAAACATGAAAAAAGATGGTCAACTAAAAGATTTTGATATAAATCTTAGAAGAATGGGTATTAACCCAACCGACCCATCTTATATGAGAATAGTAACACAAGCCTTACAACCATACTTAGAAGATGTAACACAATCTGGAGGATTAATAGAATATGGTAAAAAGAAATTTGGAGAATGGAAAAAATGGAAAAACTCAGGTGGATACGGATTTAAATTTAGATAAATGACATATTTTAAAAAAACATCTTCAGAAATGAAGAAAGAAATGGACAACTTGATTAAACAGATTAATTCAAGTACCAATCAAAATCAACAGATAGAAAGTTTAATACTATCTAGATATGATTCAATATTAAGTTTATTACAGATTACTCAAATTCATATTTCTAACTTTAACAAACAAAAACAATGCGCTACAACAGAAAACGCGGAGGATTCCGCAAAAAACGAGGCTACGGCCGCAGAAGAAACAACACTTATTTAGTACAAAGAGGAGGCATCAGACTATAATGGCAAAAGCAAACTTATTCAACTCGATTCAACTGCCGAAGGTCGGCAGTAACGTATTCGACCTTTCACACGATGTGAAAATGTCGTTTAAAATGGGTGGATTATACCCAACATGTGTAATGGAATGTGTACCAGGAGACAAAGTAAAAATAGGCACAGAAACGATGCTTAGATTTGCTCCACTTATCGCACCAGTAATGCACAAAGTTAATGTAACAACTCACTATTTCTTTGTGCCAAACAGAATTCTATGGTCAAATTGGGAACAATGGATTACAGGAAATGTGGATTTTACTCCACCTTATATGTACTTTAATCAAATTCCAGTAAAAACTTTAGGAGATTATTTAGGATTGCCAACAGATGTACCAGACAACAATATAGCATTCCCTGATCCTAACGCAATGGTATGCTCACCTTTTCCAATAGCAGCATATAATAAAATTTATAACGAATATTACAGAGACCAAAATCTTCAAACTCCGTTAACAGATGCATTAAACGATGGATTAAATAACTGGGCTCAAACAGAAAGTAGATTATCTGTAAGAAATAGAGCATGGCAACATGACTACTTTACCTCATGTTTACCTTGGGCCCAAAAAGGAGATGCTGTAACCATACCAATTGGAGATGTAACAATAGGATTCAATGATGAAGTTGGAGGAACAGTATTTAGACAAGAAGATGGTACAGCATTTACAAACCAAAGCAATTTAGGTCATTCAGATGCAGGAGGTCAACCACGTCAAGGTTCTACAACTGGTACCCGTTATAATATTGATAACTCAAGCCAACTATATGGTACTGCAGAAGCAGCAGATATCAATTCACTACGTCGAGCCTTTAGACTTCAAGAATGGTTAGAACGTAACGCAAGAGGCGGAACTCGATATATTGAAAGTATTTTAGCCCATTTTGGGGTAAAATCTTCAGATGCTAGACTTCAAAGACCAGAGTACTTGGGCGGTTCAAAAGGTAAAATGGTAATTAGCGAGGTACTAACTACAGCAGAAACTACACTACCAGTAGGTAATATGGCAGGGCATGGTATTTCAGTATCAGGTGGTAACGAATTCAGTTATAAAGTAGAGGAGCATGGATGGATTATGGGACTTATATCTGTAACACCAGAAACAGCATACCAACAAGGTGTACATCGGTCACTTCTCAAACTGGACCGCTTAGATTATTTCTGGCCAACCTTTGCAAACATTGGAGAACAAGAAGTAAAAAACGTAGAACTATACGCACAAGGTAATACTATAGGTGAAACATTTGGATATGTACCAAGATATGCCGAATATAAATTTCTTAACTCACGTGTAGCAGGAGAAATGCGTACAGAATTAGATTATTGGCACCTCGGACGTAAATTTAGTGCTAAGCCAAATTTGAACGGTGCCTTTATTCAATGTGATCCTAGTACCCGTATTTTTGCAGTAGAAGAAGAAGGAGTGGATAATATTTACGGACATATCTTTAATAATATTAAGGCTATTCGTAAGATGCCGAAGTACGGCACGCCTAATTTCTAATATGCCATGTGATACACCATTTCATGTTAATAACCCACGCTACCCTATCTATAGTAACGACCGGCAGGTTCCGGTACCTTGTGGAAAGTGTCCAGCGTGTTTGTCCAGACGCACTAGCGTCTGGACATTTCGTTTAAAAACTCACGCAAAAAATGCTAATACCTCTCATTTCGTTACTCTTACTTATGATACCCGCTTCGTACCTATTACAAAACGAGGATATCTTACATTGGATAAAAGAGACGTTCAACTCTATTTCAAAAAACTTAGGAAAGCCCACCCGAAGGAAGTGGTAATAAAATACTACTTAGCAGGAGAATACGGCAGTAAAACCTTCAGACCTCATTATCACATCATCTTATTCAATGCAGACATAGAACTAATACATAAAGCATGGGACAAAGGAGAAGTACATATAGGAGAATTAACAGAAGCATCAGCCGCATACACTGCAAAATATATAAACAAAGGGAAAATTATACCAATGCACAAAAACGATGATAGACTGCCAGAATTTAGTTTAATGAGCAAAAAATTAGGACTTAACTACTTATCTGAAAAAATAATTAACTATCATAGAGCGGATATTGAAAGAAATTTCATAACATTGGAAGACGGTAAGAAAATAAGCCTACCTAGGTATTTCAGAGAGAAAATATGGACAGAAACTGAAAGAAGAACTCAAGCAGATAGATTAGCAGAAAAATTCAAGGAAATAGAAGAACAAAAAGAATTAGAATATTACAATAAAAATCAAACCTTAGATGGATATGAACAACTCAAAGAAAGTGGAAAAACCTACAGAATCGTTACACACGAAAAAAGAGCCCGAGAAGGGCGTAACAAAATTTAGGTCATCAATTAACTACATAATCAAAAAAGAGGAGCAGGAGGAAAAATCATCAATGGAACCAAGCCAGACAGTTCCAGATATGACTCTGTCATTACAAGAATTAGTACAACGATACACCAGAGGACAATCAGTAGCAACCTTTACACCCGTATATTACGGAGAAGAAGAAGAATTCGCAGACGTTAGTAGAATGGACCCAATAGAACGCATAGAATATGCTAGATTCATTCGCGAGAAAATTGCAGAAACTAGAACCTCCCTAGCGGAGCACACACGTGCCGAAGGACGTGAGCCGCAAACGAGCGATGGACAAAACTTCGTAGAAGAAAACATAGAGGAAAATGGACTTTAACAACCCCCCCTATAAAACAAAACAACAAACAAGAGGGAAGATGAGAACCACAGGTTCTCATCTTCCCGACAAGTGGCGCTATGGCAAAAAAACAAAAGCGCAATGGATACAGGCCTTCGAAGAGGAGGCCAAGCACTATAATACTACTTGATATATTAGTGCTAATTGACACCAAACACAAACGAAAGCCTGCGAGAGTGCAAGTGCAGGTGGAAAATTAAACAAAAAAAAACGTTAATGGAACCAGTAACAACAGCGGCAGCAATAACTGCCGGAATCAGTGCGCTATCGGGCGGAGCCCAAGCCGTCGCCACAGGAAAACAAAACAAAAAATCAAGACAATTTAGCAGGGAAACATATGCTAAAACAAAAGCAGATAATATTCAATTCTGGAATATGCAGAATGAATACAACAGTCCTGAAAAGCAGATGGAAAGGCTAAAAGCAGCAGGACTAAATCCTAATATGGTATATGATAAAGGAGGAGCAGTTCAAGCAGCAGGAAATATAGCAACTCCAGACGTGCAATCAGCACAATTTAGAACACCAGACTTTACCCAAATATCAAATCCAATACAAGGATATTTTGATACAAAAATAAAACAGGCTCAATACGATAATTTAAAAGCCGCTAACACAACAATGCAACAAGAAGCCTTGTTAAAAGCAGCGGAAACTTTAAGAATTACAGCAGCAACAAAAGGGCAATCTATCGCTAACCTATTAGCCGAAACTAACTTTCAATACTCAGTAGAGGGAGCAAGACTTGCTAATGAAGCAACACGAGCCAATACTCAATTTACTTTAGATAGTAATACAAGAGCGCAAATAATGCAAGGAAAATCAATGGAATTGATTGCTCAAGATATTTTGCTTAGGAAAGAACAAACTGCTAACACAGCAGCAGAAAGGGCTAATATTAGACAACAATTAAACAATTTAAAAAAGGACGAATTGTTAAAAGATTTCGACATTAATCTTAGAAAAATGGGTATTAACCCAACAGATCCTACATGGATGCGAATAGCAACTCAAGCCCTACAACCTTATATTGAACAAGTTACAGATGGATCTATGTGGGAATATGGAAAGAAAAAATTTGGAGAATTAGGTAAATGGAATCAATCTTGGAGAACAATTGGAGGAGTAAAAATATGGTAAATGAAAATAAGTACTACGAAAAAACGTCTAGAGAAATAAAAAAAGACGTAAATGATTTGATTAATCAAATTAATTCAACAGTTTTAGAAAATGAAAGTAATCATGCGGTAGCATTAAGCAGATTAGATTCAGTGTGTTCATTATTACAAATTACTTTAATTCATATCAATAACTTAAACAGCAAAAACAAATGCGCTACAAAAAACGACGCGGAGGATTTCGCAAAAAACGAGGCTATGGCCGCAGAAGAAACAACACATATTTAGTACAAAGAGGAGGCATTAGACTATAATGGGAAAAGCAAATTTATTTAACTCGATTCAACTGCCTAAAGTAGGCAGTAACGTATTCGACCTTTCACATGATGTGAAAATGTCGTTTAAAATGGGTGGTCTATACCCTAAACAGAATTCTTTGGTCTAATTGGGAACAATGGATTACAGGAAATGTGGATTTCACTCCACCTTATATGTATTTTAATAATTTGCCAGTAAAAACACTAGGTGACTATTTAGGATTGCCAACAGGCGCTCCCGATAACAACATAGCATTTCCTGACCCAAACGCAATGGTATGTTCTCCTTTTCCAATTGCGGCATATAATAAAATATATAATGAATATTACAGAGACCAAAATCTTCAAACTCCATTAACAGATTCTCTCAACGATGGATTGAACAACTGGGCTCAAACAGAAAGCAGGTTATCTGTTAGAAATAGAGCATGGCAGCATGATTATTTCACATCATGTCTTCCTTGGGCCCAAAAAGGAGATGCTGTAACAATTCCAATTGGAGATGTAACAATAGGATTTAATGATGAAGTCGGAGGAACAGTATTTAGACAACTAGACGGAACAGCATTTACAAACCAAAGCAATTTAGGCCATTCAGATGCAGGAGGACAACCACGACAAGGTTCAACAACTGGTACACGTTATAATATCGATAACTCAAGCCAACTATATGGAACAGCAGAAGCAGCAGACATTAACTCACTACGTCGAGCCTTTAGACTTCAAGAATGGTTAGAAAGAAACGCAAGAGGAGGTACTAGATATATCGAAAGCATACTTGCTCACTTCGGTGTAAAATCATCAGATGCGAGACTTCAAAGACCAGAATATTTAGGAGGTTCAAAAGGTAAAATGGTAATTAGCGAAGTATTAACAACTGCAGAAACAACACTACCTGTAGGTAACATGGCAGGACATGGTATTTCAGTATCTGGAGGAAACGAGTTTAAATACTCGGTAGAAGAACATGGATGGATTATTGGAATTATTTCAGTAACACCAGAAACAGCCTACCAACAAGGCGTACATAGGTCACTTCTCAAACTGGACCGATTAGACTATTTCTGGCCTACATTTGCCAATATTGGAGAACAAGAAGTTAAAAATGTAGAAATATATGCTCAAGGCAATACTATAGGCGAAACATTTGGATATGTACCAAGATATGCCGAATATAAATTCCTTAATTCCCGAGTAGCAGGAGAAATGCGTACAGAACTAGATTATTGGCACCTTGGACGTAAATTTAGTGCTAAGCCAAATTTGAATGGTGCCTTTATTCAATGTGATCCTAGTACACGGATATTTGCAGTAGAAGAAGAAGGAGTGGATAATATTTACGGTCATATATTTAATAATATTAAGGCTATTCGTAAGATGCCGAAGTACGGCACGCCTAATTTCTAATATGGCATGTGATACTCCGTTTCATGTTAACAACCCACGCTACCCTATCTATAGTAACGACCGGCAAGTACCGGTACCTTGTGGAAAGTGTCCAGCGTGTTTGTCCAGACGCACTAGCGTCTGGACATTTCGTTTAAAACAACAAGCAAAAAATGCTAATTCCTCTCATTTCATTACTCTTACTTATGATACCCGTTTCGTACCTATTACAAAACGCGGATACCTTACACTTGAAAAACGAGATGTTCAACTCTATTTTAAAAGACTTCGCAAACTTCATGGATCGGATCATACGCCCATAAAATATTATTTAGCAGGAGAATACGGCAGTAAAACCTTCAGACCTCACTATCATATAATCTTATTCAACGCAGACATAGAATTAATACACAAAGCCTGGGATAAAGGAGAAGTACATATAGGAGAACTCACAGAAGCATCAGCCGCATACACAGCAAAATATATAAACAAAGGTAAGGTTATACCAATGCACCAAAATGATGATAGAATACCAGAATTTAGTCTTATGAGCAAAAAACTAGGATTAAATTACTTATCTGAAAAAATAATTAACTATCATAGAGCGGATATTGAAAGAAATTTCATAACATTGGAAGACGGAAAGAAAATAAGCCTACCACGATATTTCAGAGAGAAAATCTGGACAGAAAAAGAGAGAAGAATACAAGCGGATAAATTAGCAGTAAAATTCAAAGAAATAGAAGACCAAAAAGAACTAGAATATTTTACAAAACATCAAACAACAGAAGGATATGAGCAACTCAAAGAAAGTGGAAAAATTTACAGAATCGTTACACACGAAAAACGAGCCCGAGAAGGGCGTAACAAAATTTAGGTCATCAATAAACTATAAAATAAAAGAACAGGAACAGGAGGTAAAATCTTCAATGGAACCAAGTCAGACGGTTCCAGATATGACTCTGTCATTACAAGAATTAGTAGAACGATATACTAGAGGCCAATCAGTAGCAACCTTTACACCCGTATATTACGGAGAAGATGAAGAATTCGCAGACGTCAGTCGTATGGACCCAATAGAACGTATAGAATATGCAAGATTCATTCGCGAGAAAATATCAGAAACTAGAACCTCCCTAGCGGAGCATACACGTGCCGAAGGACGTGAGCCGCAAACGAGCGATGGACAAAACTTAGTAGAAGAAAAATTAGAGGAAGATGGACTACAATA